GTCTTTGCGACGAGTTTGCGGCGTGGCTGCGGAGCCGGCCATGAACGCGCCTCGCTACCCAGGCGATCCCTTCGGGCGCCTGCCGCACCCGGTGCGCCCTGTGCGCGACCCGCTGCCGACCGAGCCCGCGCCGTTCATCACGCGCCGCGCCGGACCGGTGCTCGGCGGGCCGCTGTACAGGCCGGCAGCGCGCGAGCGGCGCGCGTGGACGCTGCTCGAGGTTGTCGGCGCGGCAGCAATCACGGCCACTTGGCTGTGGATGCTGTGGACGGTGCTGGAGTCGCTGTGATGGACGACCGGGCGGACGACTCGGACCGCTGGCACGCCGAGGTTGGCGTTCAAGCCGAGCAATGGACATCTAAGGAGAACCGCATGAAGTACGCCGATCTGCGCAAACTTGACGTGTCCAAGTACGTCGAGAAGAAGAACGGACTCAACTATATGTCGTGGGCGTGGGCCGCAGATCAGCTCATGCTGCACGACCCGAGCGCGACCTGGGAATACCGTTGGCATGACGGTTTGCCGTTCGTGCGCATCGGCGAGACCGCGATGGTGTTCTGCACCGTGACCGCGTTCGGCGTCGCGCGCACCGCGCAACTGCCGGTTATGGATCACCGCAACAAGGCGATCGCAAACCCCGACAGCTTTGCGGTGAACACCGCGATGCAGCGGTGCCTTGCCAAAGCCGTCGCGCTGCACGGCATCGGGCTGTACATCTACAACGGCGAGGACTTGCCGCCCGACACCAAGCCCGGCGACAACGTGCCGCAGGAGCGCCGCGAGGACATCGCCAAGCAGATCGACGGCGCGGCGGACGACGTGGCACTGCGCAAGGTGTTCAAGACGCTGACCGAGGACGAGCGCGCGGCGATGCTGGACGCGTTTACAGCCCGCGCTGCGGCGATCAAGGAGGCCGCGTGAGCAAGCAAGGCACCGCGCAATGGTTCGCCGACAGGACTGGATGCCTGACCGCGTCGCGCATGGCCGCGGCGATGTCCAAACTCAAATCCGGCGCGGACTCGGCGGAACGCAAGGCGCTGAAGATCGAAGTGCTGGCCGAGCGCCTAACCGGCGACGTAGTGCCGCACTACGTAACGCCAGCCATGCAGCACGGCATCGACACCGAGCCGGCCGCGAAAGCCGCGTACAGCGCCAACACGGGGCTGCTGATCGACGAGTGTGGCTTCATCCCGCACCCGACGATTCTGCACTACGGCTGTTCCCCGGACGGGCGCATCGGCGACACGCTGGGCATCGAAGTGAAGTGCCCGACGACCGCGAAGTACCTCTCGTGGCGGCTGGCCGGCGTCGTGCCCGACGAGCACAAGGCGCAGATGACCGCGCAATGTGTGTGTGCGGGGTTCGAGGCGGTCGAGTTCGTCGCGTTCGATCCGCGCTTGCCAAGGCACCTGCAACTGTTCGTCGTGCGATTCACGCCGACGCAGGAGGAGCGCGACGCGGTGGAAGCGGCTGCGCGCGAGTTCCTGGCGGAAGTTGGGCAGATGTTTGAGCAGCTCACGGAAACGGAGCCGGCGACATGAGACTGAGCGCGATGCAATTCCGCTGCGTGTCGCTGGTCGCACGCGGCCTGGAGGACAGCGAAATCGCCGCCGAGCTTGGTGTCGCGCGAGGCACCGTCAAGGCGCACCTGCAGCATGCGCGCGACCGGACTGGCGCCCGCAACCGCGTCGAGTTGGCGCTGATGTTCGCGCGCGGCGCGATCCAGCCGCCGGCGCTAAGGGAGGCGGCATGACGTTGCGATCAGCAGCGACCACCGCGCTCGCTGTCCTGCGCGAAATCCACGGGGACGGCATCGACGTGTCGGACGTGATCGCGGAGCTTGAACGCGCACTGCACGTGCCGCTGAAGCAGCGCTTGCCGCGAAACCGCTGGGGCTATCGCTTCGGAGAGCCGCTGAGGGTGACGAGCGGGAGGCTTGCCGGGCGGACTGCAGAGTACGTGCGAGCGTGCAGCTCGAATCAGGTGTACGTGCGGTTCAACGGCGGGCTGTTTGCGGTGCAGGCACGCATGGTGGAAAGGGTGGCATGAGCGACGACATCGTGCAACGCCTGCGCCAAGCCTACCACCTAGCCGACGTGGCGCCCGACCACATCCTGCGCCGCGCGTGCGATGAGCTTGAGCGGCTTCGCGCCGAGCTTGCGCAGCAGCGGTGCCCGTACATCCGCAGCAGCAGCGAGGGCACGCACTGGTGCGCGCTGGCGGCGCAGCCCGACCACCGCGAGGCAATGCGGATGGCGCTGGGGGGGTCGTGATCCTCACCCCCGCCGAGCTCGCCACGCTCACCGCTCGAGTGAAGCCTAGCGCGCAGCGGCGAGTGCTGGACGCGATCGGCGTACCCTATCGCGTGCGGCCGGACGGGTCGCTCGTGGTGTTTCGGAGGGATGTAGATGAACCGCCCGCGCAAAAAGGATCGGCACCTACCGGCGTGCATGTACCACAAGCACAACGCGTTCTACCTCGTCCGCCGCGGCGTGTGGCGCAGACTCGGGACCGAACTGCAGCCGGCACTGCGTGAATACGCGCGGCTGATCGCAGCGCCTGCCGCCGCCACGGCGCGCGGGATGCCGGCGCTGATCGATACGATGCTGCCGCGCGTGCTGAAAGACCGGCAGACCGGAAAGCCCAAAGCCGCCGAGACGCAGCGCCAGTACCGCGCGTGCGCGGACATCTTGCGCGAGATGCTGAAGCTGTTCGACCCGGCCGACCTGACGCCGCGCGACGTAAAGCAGCTTCGGCGCGACTTGCAGGACACACCGGGCGTCGCCAATCGCACGTTGACCGTGCTGAAGCTGATCCTGGCCGAAGCCGTAGAAGACGAGCTGCTGGAGACGAACGTCGCCGCTGACATCGACCGAATCCCGATGCCGCCGCGCACGCGCAGGCTCACGACCGCCGAGTTCCAACGCATCCACGCGAACGCGGACGCGCTGCTGCGAGCGGTGATGCTTTTGTGTTACGCGACCGGCCAGCGCGTCATGGACGTGGCCGGCATCAAGACGGCCGACATCAGCGACGACGGGATCACGTTCCGGCAGCAAAAGACCGGCGCCGAGTTGCTGGTCGCGTGGACGACCGAACTGCGCGATGCGGTCGCAGCGGCCCGTGCGCTGAAGCCGAACGCGCTGCGCCCGCCGTACCTGTTCGGGTTCAAGCCGCTCACGTACGCGGTGATCCGAAAACGCTGGGTGAAGGCGCTCGCCGCCTCGCGCGTCGAGGGCGCGACGATTCACGACATTCGCGCGATGGCCGCGACCGACGCCCGCGCGCAGGGCATCGACGCCCAAGCGCTGCTCGGGCACACCGACGCCAAGACGACCCGCATCTACCTGCGCGACCGGGTCGTGCCGATCGTCGCGGGGCCGGTGATGAAACGACCGAAAGTGGGTTGAATATTAGACACTTGGGCCGGAGCTTTTAGACAATCGCGGTTTTTCCCGGCGTTTTTCGCTATATCAGGTACTCGGTCATTCGTTGCCCAAACGCCCGGAAACCCTCATGGATAGCCGCTCTCCGCGTTTTGCTGTCCAATACGCTGCACAAGAAACAGGCACGAAAACGCCAGGGAATTTGAGGTGTGCTGGGGTAGTTTTTGACAGCTTGGCCGGGGCAGAATGCGCCCGCCTGTAACCCTTTCGGATGTCTCGCTGCGATGTCGTGCGGGATCGCGCTTGACACGTTACCGGTAACGGCGCACACTGCATCCATCGACAACGCAGCAGCAACCATGAGCACCATGACCCGCTACATCGAATCCCCGGCGGAAATCGCGATCGCTAGCATCCGCCGCGAGCTCCAGCGGCTCTCCGAGACGATCGCGGTGTGCGCGCGACACATCGAAGACGACCCGTCGCCCGAGACAATGCGCCGCGTCGGCAGCGTGTACGCGAAGCTAGCCGAGGCAAGCTCGACGCTAGACGATCTTCGAGCGCATCTCCGCCGCGCCGCATGACGACCCGCCCGAAACCGTCCGCCCCCCGCGTCGCCGCCTTGCGTGAGCGGCGCGCGGCGCTAGGCCTCGTCCGGCTCGACCTGTACGTGCGCCCCGAGGACATCGCGCCAATTCGGGCGTTCGCGCGTACGCTTCAAGAATGCCCGCCGAGCGCGTGCCCGGCGGGCCAAGGGAAAGCCCCGTCATCCGGGCGATGACGTGAGGAGCGGTAGCCCTGTTCGCCGCCGGGCCGGCGCGGGTTACTTGGCCCGCGATCGCAGCGACAGCACCATGCGCTCGCCGAACACGAACGCGAACGGAAAGCCCGCGACCTGGGCGCCGATGTCGATGATGTCGGC